AGCGCCAGCTGGTAGTGGTCAGCGCATGTGTCCTCACGGAACTATGACTCGTATCCATGGCATGACAGGTAAGTTCGGTCCATACAAGGGTCACTTCTGTCCAGCTAAACAAGGCGACCCAACTAAATGTACAACTCAATATGTTAAGGCAGGCTCAGCAGAGTTTGCTTCATTCGTAGCAGACCAAACAAAGGCATAAATGAAAACACTACGCCGTAGCGTAGGCAAAGCAGAGGTGGGTGGCGAACCATTGCCCCCACCTTTTCAAGCCTTCGCAAGAGAAGGAATTATATTACGGCGTGCAGAAGTAACTGTAATTGCTGGCACTCCTGGTGCTGGCAAGTCAAGTATTGCATTGCATATCGCAGCAAGATTAAAACAACCAACACTATACTTCTCTGCTGATACCAATGCACATACTATGGCAATGCGATTACTTGCACTTCGTGCACGCATTCCACAACAACAAGCAGAACTAATGCTTAAGACACAACCAGATACAGCCGAGTCTATCTTGCGTGAGTATGGAAATATGTATTGGTCATTCGAACCAAGTCCTACTCTCCGTGATTTAGATGAAGAGGTATCTGCATTCGAAACTATATGGGGCAGAAGCCCTACTCTTATAGTGGTAGATAATCTTATGGACATTGCTATTGATGGACACGAAGAGTTTGCTGGTATGAGACAAGTCATGAAAGAGTTGAAGTATCTTGCAAGAGATACCAACGCAGCCGTATTAGTATTACACCATACGCAGGAAGGTGCACCTGGTTATCCGTGTCAGCCACGCTCAGCGTTGCAGGGCAAGGTCGCGCAGATTCCTGCTATGGTGTTAACTGTAGGTCAGATGATGCAGGGGCAAGACGCATACCTATGCGTAGCCCCTGTCAAGAATAGGTATGGCAAGGCAGATGCAACTGGTAACACATACATATCGTTATCATTTGAACCTGGCTCTATGTATCTAGAAGATGTAGTCCGTGACTATAGACAGGTAGAAATGACACCATGAGTAGCGCAGCCAAAGCCAAGGGCTCAGGAGCAGAGCGAGATGTAGTTAAGTATTTAAAAGAGAACGGCTTCCAATATGCTGACAGGCGACTGGCTGGTGCAACACTAGATAAGGGTGACATATCAGGTATACCTGGAGTTACAATTGAAATCAAGAACCATGCTAAGATGGACTTAGCAGGGTGGACAGAAGAGTTGATAGTCGAGATGGCTAACGACAAAGCATGGACAGGCGTAGTGTGGCACAAGCGCAAGGGTAGGGGAAGTCCTGGCGATTGGTACTGCACTATGCCTGGCTATGTATGGCTAGACCTATTAAAGAGAGCCTTAAACAATGGAGAAACCAAGCATTGAAGAATACCTGCGCTACATAGGTGCAGACACACCAGCAATGGGTGCAGGTTGGCGTAAGATGAAGTGCTGCTTTCATCTTGATAGTCACGCAAGTGCAGCAGTAAACTACGATAAGAACGCCTTTGTCTGCCACGGTTGTGGAGTCAAAGGCGATGTCTATTCTTTAATCATGTACAAAGAAGGGGTTAACTTTCGTGAGGCTAAACAATTCGCAGAGACAGTTCTTACTGCAGGCAACACAGAGGTACGCAGCAGCAATAGAAAGCGCGAGCGCCTATCTGTCAAACCGTCATCTCTCGGTAGAAGAGGCAAAAGTCTTTCACTTGGGAGTGGTAGAAGACCCGCTTCCAGGGCATGAGCCGTATCTAGGAAGGCTTGCTATCCCATATATCACGCCATCAGGCGTGGTAGATATTAGATTCCGTGACCTAACAGGTACACACGATGCTAAGTATATGGGATTAGTTGGTGCTGAAACTACTATGTTTAATACGCAAGCAGTCTTTGCTGCCGACAGTTACATATGTGTAACTGAAGGTGAGTTTGATTGCATCATGATGGGTACTAAAACACAGCACCCAACAGTTGGTATTCCAGGAGCAAACAACTGGAAGAAACACTATGCTAAAATCTTAGATGACTTTGAAACAGTCATTGTCCTAGCCGATGGCGATGCCCCTGGCTTAGAGTTTGGCAAGAAGATTAGCCGTGAACTAGGTAATGTTAATATCATCAGCATGCCAGACGGTGAAGATGTAAACTCTATGATGATAAAGAAAGGGAGTGAGTGGATTGACGAACGAATCCGAGAATGCATTGCCAATGGATGACAGTTTCTGGGAACATGCTGACCATTTAGATTTTGATATGATTATACAATTGTCTGAGCAGAAGCATCTTAATATTCTTCATGCTCTGCATGATGTATACCTAGCCATAGACGAAGACCCAGACGAAGCCAAGTTTCTTGTCACTGGTATCGCAGCCCTTATGCTGTCATCCAAATATGGCAAGACAGATGATGTATACAATGAGATAGTAGTACAGATAGCCAAGAAAGACATGGACATAGAACTAAGGGAGTTACTCAATGAAGGACAGTGAAGATGCAGCGCAGATTATGCGCGAACTATTTGTAGTCTTAACCAAGAAGCATGAGGACTACGGTCCAATGAACATAGCAGGAGCACCAGGCGGTCCTATGAACGGACTTAGAGTCCGCATGTATGACAAGATGGCTAGACTCAACAATCTAATAGACAGTGGCGACACGCCGAACTATGAATCCATTGAAGATACACTGGTTGACCTAGCAAACTATGCCATAATTGGTTTACTTGTTCAGCGCAATCAGTGGGCTGGCATTCCAAATGGAGAACCATATGAAGAGAGTCGTCGTCCTCAGTGACTTACAGATTCCATATCAAGATAACAAAGCAGTAGATGCAACTATAGACTTCATTGCCGACTACAAGCCAGACGAACTGTGGTGTGTAGGTGATGAACTAGATGCACCAGAACCTAGCCGTTGGAACAAAGGTATGGCTGGTGAGTACGCAGGTACATTGCAGCAAGGCATTGACACAACAAAAGAAATCATAAGTGAATATAGAAAAGCACTAGGCAAGAAACCTTTTTATATCCAAAGGTCTAATCATACAGACCGCATTGACACTTACATTCGTAAGTATGCCCCAGCGTTCAGCAGTCTCAAGTCACTAGAGATTGAAGAACTACTGGGGTATAATTCTTTGGGCGTAACATACCTACACAGGATGCATGAGTTACTTCCTGGTTGGGTAATGGCACACGGAGATGAAGGCAAGTTGTCGCAGACTCCTGGAAGTACAGCCTTGTCATTAGCCAAGCGTCTAGGCAAGTCAGTAGTCTGTGGACACACGCATCGCGTGGGCTTGCAACATGAAACAGTTGGCTTTTATGGTAAGACTTCAACCTTGTTCGGTCTAGAAATCGGACACCTCATGGACATCAAACAGGCAGATTACCTATCTGCAGGCACTGCCAACTGGCAGCAGGGCATTGGAATCCTAATAGAAAACAACAAGAAGGTTATTCCATACGCAGTACCTATTATTAATGGTGAGGTACATCTCCCATAATGAATTACATTTCAGAGTATAATGATTTAGTTCAGCAGTTAGCGTCAGAATATGCACGCAGATATAGCATGCTTGAACTAGATGACATTGGTCAAGAGTTATGGGTCTGGTTCGTATCTCATCCACGCAAGTACAAAGAGTGGTCAGAGTTAGAGCAGAAAGACAAAGACAAACTCATTGCCAAGTCACTAAGGAACGCAGCCCTTAAGTTCTGCGAACGAGAGAAAGCAAAGAAAGTTGGATACGATTCGTCCGATTTGTATTACTATGATGCATCTGTAGTAGAGGCTTTTCTTCCATCAATCATTGCTGGAACTTACTCAATCCCCGTTAGTATCCAAGACCTCAATGCTAAATTCGGAACTGGTAATCTGTCGGAAGGCAACAACTGGCTTACACTTCGAAGCGATATTATGGGTGCATTTGAAAAACTATCAGATGCAAAGCAAAACATTCTTCGACTTAGATTTAGCATTGACTCACCAGACTGGGCTACGCTAGCCAAAGATATGGATAGCACACCAGATGGCGCACGCATGAAAGTGCAACGCGCTATGAACTCATTGGTTAAAAACCTTGGCGGTTGGCGACCATACAACGAGCCAGATAGTATTCAATCAGAAGCAGAGGAAGAACAGAATGTCAATGATTGAAACATATTTAGAATGGTTGACAATCCATGAATCAGAAGCAGGTGAATGACCTTAGAGGCGAACCAACATTCGCCTGCATATGTGGTTGCGCAATGTTCCGCATCAATGTAATGTGGGACCAAGACACCAGAGCAGTAGGCTGGTATGACTTAGCACAAGAATGTGTAGAGTGCGGTACGATAACTACAGCACCAACAGAGATAGATGGGTGTGAATAATGAACCATGATAGATTGCTGGCAGAAATTGATAGGTATCTAGTGCCAACTTTGGCTGAATCCGAAGTAGGAAACAAAGCAATAGGAGTGCTTCAAGCCCTTCGCGCAGTAGTAGAATTGCATAAGCCAATAGAAAATAACGAACATCTATGTAGTGCTTGTTGGTTTGGTGATGGGATGATGTCTTATCCTTGTCTCACTATTCAAGTTATTGAAAAGGAGTTAGGTAGTGCCACTATATGATTTTAAATGTAATACTTGTAGTGAGGTTATAGAAACAAATGAAAACATACCGCCAGTTTGTTCTACTTGTAGTGGAACTATGCAGCGCATATGGTCTGCTCCAGGGATTAAGTTTAATGCACCAGGCTTTTACTCAACAGGAGGATAATGTACGCATTCGGAGAAGAAGCAAACTGTAATGGACTAGATACAGACTTGTTCTTTA